ATAAAAAAAAATAAATATAAATTTATTTGAAGGAAACTAGTCCCGAGGAGGAATACAAGAAACTGAGCGCAGCGAAGTTTCGAAGTATTCCGTATCGGGAATAGTTTCCTTCTTATAGAGAAGAAAGAGGTTTTTAGGGTGGGTGGGGGTATACGGGGGTGGGGTAACGGAACGAGGAAACCGAGTGAGCGAAGGGTTCAGAGTTCCGTAGGGAACCCCTGTTATGGGTTGCTGAATAAAGTACTTTATTCACAGCCATACCTCTCCCATTAATGCTGGGGGGTGGGGTCTGGGGTAAATTATAGATTTTTGTCAATACTTTCGAGAAGTATAGATTTCCCGTAGTTTTGTTACTATTTTGTAACTGTATGTACAGATACTATAATAAGACGAAACAACAGAACCAAAGAGACAAAGATGCAGTTGGATATAGATACAGTAACAAAAGCAGTACCTAAGAGATTAAGAACATTTGTGGATCAGACATTTGTAGATAAATTAAATAACATTGCAAGTGATCCCTTCGTAGCAGAACAGATGAAGAAGAACTTCATCGGATATATATCTGTACTGGAGAACGGTAAGTTCTCTATGGATGAATATATCAATGCTGTTATGTATGTTTCTTATAAGCTGATGGGAATGACAAATGCAGATGCATATTTCAAGACATTCCCTCAGAGACACGCTCAGTTGGTAGCAAAGGGAACCAGTACTAAAGACATAGCCTGTTATGTAGCAGCTTATAACAAGGGGAAACTGGTTAACCTTATTATGGAACAGACAATGGTTCCTACCTGGGTACTGAACCAGGATATATACCAGAAGGCTATTAATGCTCAGGCTGAGTTAATGATGACGGCTCAGAGTGAATTAGTCAGATGTAAAGCTGCTGACAGTTTATTGAATCATCTGAAGAAACCTGATGCCGTACAGGGACCTTTGATTAATATTGATATGAGAGAAACTTCAGGATTGGATGAGTTAAAGAAAGCTCTTGTAGATCTGGCTCAGGGACAGAAGCAGGCTATTGCTTCAGGGTCTGTAACTCCTAAATTAATTGCAGAGCAGGAGATTGTTAATGTCGGAGAAGACTAAGAAAGAGCTGGATGATTATCTTAATGAAGTAGATTATGAATACTTAAACTCAGTAAGATATATTCCTACGGATTTCTCTTTACAGTTCTTAAACTTTATTAAGCTTGTAAACGGAGATACTCCTGAATCTCATAAGACCCCTCCTGTGCATCTGGCTATGCTGGATAAGCTGACATCCAGGAAGCAGTACATTGTTAATCTCTGTTCCCGAGGATTAGCCAAGACTTCTCTGTTTATGGAATACCTTACTCTTTATCTTGCTGTGTTCCATGAGATTCCCGGATTCGGAGAAGTAGAAGGAATGATCTACATTGCAGACTCTATGGAGAACGGGGCTAAGAATGCAAGAAAGAATATTGAGACTCGGTACAATAATTCTGAATTCTTAAAATCCTGGGTTCCTACTGCAAAGTTTACAGATAATTATCTGGAGTTCTGTAATAAAGCAGGACAAAGACTTGGTGTTAAGTTATATGGTGCTACTACAGGTATCCGCGGTACTAAGATCTTTGCCAAACGTCCTGTGCTCTGTGTACTGGATGACTTGTTAAGTGATGAAGCATCCAAGTCTAAGGTTGTATTGCAGTTAATTAAAGATACAATCTATAAAGGTGTTAACCATGCTCTGGATCCAACAAGAAGAAAGATTATCTTTAACGGTACTCCGTTTAATAAACAGGATCCTTTGATTGAAGCTGTTGAATCAGGAGCATGGGAAGTAAACGTATATCCTGTATGCGAAAAGTTTCCCTGCACCAGAAAAGAATTCAGAGGAGCATGGGAAGACAGATTCTCTTATGATTATATTAAGGAACAGTATGATCTCGCTTTAAAGACAGGACAGATTGATTCCTTTAATCAGGAACTGATGCTGAGAATTACATCCGATGAAGAAAGACTGATTCAGGATGATGAGATCAGTTGGTATTCCAGAAAGAGTCTTCTCTCTAATAAACAGAACTTTAATTTCTATATCACTACTGACTTTGCTACATCTGCCAAACAGACAGCAGACTACTCTGTTATTTCTGTATGGGCATACAATGCTAACGGAGACTGGTTCTGGGTAGACGGAATCTGTGAAAAACAGACTATGGATAAGAACGTAGCTTCTTTATTCAGACTGGTTCAGGAATATAAACCACAGGAAGTAGGAATAGAAATCACAGGACAGCAGGGAGGTTTTATTCCCTGGCTCCAGCAGGAAATGATTTCACGCAATATCTGGTTTAACTTTGCCAGAACAGCAGGATCCAAACAGCCAGGAATCAGACCCAGTACAGATAAGCTTACAAGACTTAATCTTGTTGTTCCTTGGTTCAAGGCAGGAAAGATATTTTTCCCGAAAGAAATGCAGACTTCTACTATAATAGGGGTATTCATGCAGCAGATTAAGTTAGCCACCAGATCAGGTATTAAAGGACATGATGACTGCCTGGATACTATATCTATGCTTGGGTATTTAACTCCTTGGAAACCTTCTCAGTCTATGATTGTGAATGCTCAAGGGAATTCAATTTATGAAGATGAGGACTTTAATAAAGAACCGTCTTCTAATTTACAGTCTTATGTCGTATAGATATAGAGGAATTATATGAATTTTTTAGATAAAGGTGGTCCTGCCAGTCAGATTGTCAGTGCAATAGGAAATGCACTTGAATATGTTCTTAAACAAAACCAGGCAAACTATGATGCTGGTATTGAACAGTGGCGCAGAGATGAGCAGGCTGCAAAAGATCAAGTAATGGCTGAAGCAGCTGCTAACGGAGGAAGAATTTCTCCTCTTACATATAATCGTTATCGTGGAAATCCCAGTGATGTTCTTGGCGGTTTAGCAACTGCTGATCAGTATGCCGGAGATCCAAGCATTAATAATGTATTAGGCGGTTTAGCAGATGCTATGCCTGCTGGCGCTAATACTTCTGCTCCTGTACGAAGAAGAAGGGCAGCTCCTAAACCAGAGGCAAGTCGTCCTATTCGTTATCTCGAAATGGGTGATGCAACGCCTGAAGAAGCTCAAGCTCTCAGACTCAAGCTTGGACAGGATCGTACAATTACTGAAGCAACAGGAACATCTCCTGAATTTGAAGCCAGATATGCAGCAGCTCTTCGGGCACTTGGTTTACAGTAAATAATATCTGTCAAATGACATTAAAAGATCTTCTGAGACGATTATCCTACGGAGAATTGTCTAATGTATTCTTAGGTGCTTCAGGAGCAGGAACCATTCCTGATGAGAAGCTGCCTATTGTAATTCAGTACATCAATGAAGGACTCTTAAGACTCTATACAAAATATATGCTGAGTCTTAAGTCTCTTATCATTGAATGCTCTGAATACAGAACTACATATATTCTTACCTCCGAACATTCCTGGCTCAATGCTTCCCAGGAAGACTTGGATAATCCTGAATTCTCTGATAAATACATCAGAGATGATCCTGAGCATCCGTTTACTGATGACCTTATTAAAGTACTTACAGCCACTCTTGGTGACGGAGTACAGACCACAGTAAACAATGAAGCAAACAGACTGGGAATCTTTACTCCTTCATTTAATGTGATTGAGTTGCAGCATTCCATTGCCGATATGCCTATTACCATTACATATCAGGCAAAGCATCCTGAGTTATCTCAGGATGATCTGGATGCTGAAATAGAACTTCCCTATTTCCTTTACGGAGCACTGTGTTCTTATGTAGCTTATCTGATGTATTCCAATATGAATACGCAGGAAGCCATTCAGAACGGAACCAAGTACCTGAATAATTATCAGATGATACTTCAGGACTTGGAACAGAATGACATCATGCAGCAGACGTATTCTGACTTCAGTGCCAAGTTTCATTCAAGAGGATTTATCTGATGAGTTTTACTTTTACACCCAACAGTCTTACCTTTACTGATATGCAGGCAGGAGCAGTATCTGAATACCAGACTGTTATCCTGACCAATACAGGAGATGAAGACATCTTCTTTACAGATTACAAACTTGTAGGAAGATTTCAGGTAGAGAGATCTTCTATTAAGAGAGGACTCAAAGCAGGTAAGACCCAGGAAGTAAAAATCAGAGCAGTACCTAATCAGGAAGGAGATCTTGAAGGATCTCTTATGCTGGGTACTGAAGAAGACAAGGTAATTCTTCCTCTTAAGGTTCATGCGGAAGGAGTATATGAAGCTCCTCCGCAGGAAGCATCTGTTGAACGTGCTGTAGAAGTTCCTGAACCAACAGACAAGAGTGCATCAGCTTTCAAGGAAGGTTCTATTCTTATGAAGGCTATGGTTCTTAATGAAGGGGACTTCTATCCTGATACTGATATTCCCAAGGTATATCTTGGGATTCAGTATTATAAAGAAGCTGACGGATCTATTCCTTATGAACTGGATCCGAAGAGAATCTATTCCATGCCTGACAACAGCTGTCTGTTCTGGAGTTTGGATATTTCTCTTGTAGATTTTACCTCTGGATCTGTAGTGAAATTCAGCTGCAATGATGGTATCATTATGAACAGCAACAGCTGTTTATCTGTTATAAAACAACATACTACAGATGTATTAATCAATAACAGTGACTTGAATAATTGCAACATCATTTTGGAATTGGATAATACTGATTCCCAAATTAAGTTCCTTCTTCCTGTTGAGTTTAGGAATTGCACAGGAGGAGGAACATTAAAGTATGCTCTTGCAACTCAAAGTCAGTAACGAGTGAGTTTATAAATGCATACTATTGGTCCTTTAAATGGACTTCCTCCCAGTCAGATGGTAGAACGGCTACTGGGGAAGTCTTATCAGGTAGTTAAAACTGTATATCTTAATCTCGATACATTAAAAGAGATTTACGGATCCAAAGCAATTAACTACTTTTACAATAATCTTGAAGAAATTAGAGAAATCTCTGAACAGGCTGAAACCTTACAAGAGATTTCTTCTAATATTGATTCCATTCTTAATCTGCCTCAATTAAAAGATGAACTTCAGGCTAAGAGTGATGAATGTATTTCTCAGATTCAGAATGAAACACAAACAGCAGAGAACAAAGTTATTATTGTTCGTGAATCTGCTGTAGATACAATTAACAATACAGCAGAAGAAGCAAAACAAAAAGTTCAGGAAGAAGCCGGTACTGCCATGTTCTCATATCGGTATCTGGATATGGAATTTGTTTCTTCTGTTTATGGTTATCCTTTGAGTACTGTACATCCTTCTAAGAACCTTAAAGCAGGAGATCATGTTGTAACTCCTTCTGGAGATGTTCATGAAGTAGCCTATGTCTCTGACAGTATCTTTACTCTCGGAGAAAAGATTTGTACTCTTAAAGGAGACAAAGGTGATACAGGTCTTCCTGGAACAGGGTTACAGCTCTATGGTGTATATGATACTGTTGAAGATTTCTTAGCTGCTAATTTGAAAGGAACGGCAGGAGCTGCATATCAGATTCTTAACCGAGGAGACGGAGAACCCTGTGTTTATCTCTGGGATGTGAATGCCAAAGCGTGGAAGAATGCAGGACAGATCCAAGGTATTCCTGGGGCTTCTGCAACAGATACTATTATGACTCCTGATCCTAAAGAGTATTTCCTTTCGATCTACACAGGAGAATCTTAATGGCTACCCGAGTAAATTTTGATATTGATCAGGGATCTGATACTGTGGTTCCTCTGACATTTCAAGATTCAGAGGGTACTGCCATTAACTTCTTCGGTTCTACATTCAGAATGCAGCTTCGTAAGCTTCCTGATGATGCAAAATATGTTGATGAACTTTCCACCGACAACGGAAGAATTACGAGTAATCTTACAAACGGTATTGTTAATCTGGTTTTTCCTTCTTCTGTTACTTCTGCTCTTCGACCTGTTTCTTACGTATATGACCTCGAACAGGTCAACGGAGAAGGTAAA